AAATAATTTATAATAGTCATATCTCGTTCCCTGTTAGGTTACGAATATATTATAGATTATTTTTTAATAACTATCCCCAAAATAAAACAAAATATTTTTTGAAAAAGAACATAGTAGATCGTTCCAGCTAACATTACAAATAAAAGTTGTAATGTCATTCTCATAAGGAATCTTAGTAAGTCTTTAATTACTTTCTCATCGAGTCTAAGAGAGATTGTAATTTTTCAGTCATCTCAAGAATGTGATCTATTTTTTCACTGACTATGTCAAGTTTAACATCAGTAAAAATTGTATCATTATAGGATTTATGACTAATAACTTTACCATTTTTTATATCTAAGAAATATTGGTATTCTTTTTTAGCTTCCTCTAGATCTTTATCTAAAACAACTAATTTGTCTTGTAGATACATTTCAAAATCTAGTATTTGCATTAAACTTTTTGGATCATCAAACATATTATTCTCCTGTTTTTTTTATCTTCTCTTCTAGCTCAAGCCTCGGGGATGTCTCCAGCTAAGCCGATAAGCGAACTTTTTAAGAAGATACCATTATCATAAATCTACTCGTATTTATTTGCAACAAAAAGTTTTTATAAGTAAAAATAAAAAAAACTTATTACTCTATCTTTATCTAAATCTGTGAGTATGATATATATAAATTAAAAACATCCACAAAGGAAATGTATGAAAAAACAACCTGTAATCAAAATGACTAAGAAACAAGCTATCGATGAACATACGAAACTTGTGAAAATATTAAAAAGTGGTTCCAAAAAAAATTTAGCTAAAGAAGCTAAAAAACAATCCAAAGAACTTAAAGAGTATAAAAAAATAAAATAAAAAGTTTTCAATATGAAGAAAGCTAAGCGTATATGTGTATATTGCAAACAAAAAAAACTTATCTTTGCTAAGAACCTATGTTATTCTTGCTGGTTTAGAATACGTAGAGCAACCCGTCCTAAAAAATATGGAAGAAAAATACGTAAGCAAGGTATTAATGGGCATGAACATATATGTGATAAATGTAAAGAATTACTGATCATAAAATCTAGACACCTTTGTAAGCGATGTTATGATGATCAATATAAACCTATGCGTCTGCGTAAAGTTAAAGAAAAGATACTTATATTACCAAGTCGTAGAGTCTTTACTAAGAAAGTGAGAAACTATGAAATATAGCACTAAATGGCATACAGAGAAGCGTAAATTGTCTCAATTGACTCCATACCAGTATAACCCCCGCATTATGACAGAAAAGGAAGCTATGAGGCTTAAAACATCCTTAGATAAACATGGTTATGTTGAGATCATTGCTATCAATGAAGATAATGTCATAGTAGCTGGAAATCAAAGGTATCAGTTGCTCTTACAAGAACTAGGAGGTGACTATACTATTGAGGTAAGAGTACCTGATCATTTATTGACTCAAGCAGAATTTACAGATTATCTACTAGATAGTAATAAGATCTCAGGTGAATGGGATTATGATCTTTTAGCTAGCATTTTTGATGCTGAAGATTTAATAGCAAAAGGTTTTACCGAAAGTGAACTTGGTTTTGACTTTGATGAAGATGTATCTAAAGATGGTTATAAAATAACTATAGATGTTCTTAATGATGATGTTGTTAAATGTAAAAAACTTTTAGACAATGCTAAGGTAAAATATAAAATAAAAAGATGGAAGGTGAAAGATGAAAGACGAAGATAAAAAAGAACTTGCTAGTATGGTTTCTTATAATAAAAATCCTGCTAGTAAAATTGGTTATTGGACCGAAGAAAGGCTCGTACAGTTAGCTGACGACCTTACTGACTGGAGTAAAAGAAAAGATTCTATCATTCTTTCTGAGTTTGGTCTAGAACGTGATATGGGGCATCTTCTAGTTTATAAATTATGTGAAATCTCCTCCTATTTCAAAAGGGCATTTTTAGACGCTAAATGCAGGATAGGTAAACGTAGAGAGAAAGGAGCGATGGTAAAGAAGTTAGATCCAAGGGTTTACATGTTTACTGCCAGATCATACGATGTAGAACTTGATAGAGACATAAATGAACAGCTCGGTCGCGACGAACTTGTAAAAGCACATGCAAAGATTAAAGCTCTACAACAAGATATAAATGACAAAGGTGAGATTCTTAAATACCTTAAAATGCAAAAAGAGATAGACACTTTAGTTGGTGAATAATGCTTGCAGAACTATCAAGGAAGCAAAAGATATCATTGAAAGAGTCTACTGCACGGCTAAACTTCTGGGTGGGAGCTGTTAGGTCTGGTAAGTCATTCTCAGCCCTATTACGCTTTATTGAATTTGCAATGTCAGACATCGAAGGAGACTTTGCAATAATAGGTAGAACCGAAGACTCTCTAAAACGTAACGTCATCAGTGAATTGACACGACTTCTTGGTAATAATGTTCGATATTATATTGGGAAGCGTGAAATAAATATATATAATCGTAAAATACATGTGATAGGTGCTAATGATGATCGCGCAGAAGCTAAGATAAGAGGATCTACATTTTCAGGAGCACTCGTTGACGAAGTCACGATGATTCCTGAGAACTTTTTTAAGATGCTATTATCTCGTCTTAGTATTCAAGGATCTAAACTCTTTGCAACGACAAACCCTGATAGTCCTTTTCATTGGATCAAGAAAGACTTTTTTGAAAGAGAAAAAGAATTAGACTTAAAGTCTTTTCATTTTATTCTTGATGACAACCCTAGTTTAACTGAAGACTATAAACAGAACATACGTAAAGAGTATCAAGGATTATGGTATAAACGTTTTATTGAAGGTGAATGGGTATTAGCTGAAGGTGCAATATATGATTTCTTCAATGATGATTTACATACTATATCTTATCCAGAACATCAAGGAAAATACTATGTAGTTGGTATTGATTATGGAACAACTAATCCATGTGCCTTTACGATGATAGGTTTTAATCCTGATAAGTATCCAAACATGTGGGTAGAAAAAGAATATTATTGGTCATCAAAAGAAAAAATGAGACAAAAAACAGATAGCGAATATTGTGATGATCTAAAGATATTCATTCATAACTATCCTATAAAAGCTATTGTCATAGATCCATCAGCAGCAAGTTTCATTGCTGAATGTCGCAAGCAAGGAGTACAAAATCTTAGAGATGCTAATAACGATGTCATTAGTGGCATAAGATATGTATCACAATTACTAACAGTTGGTACACTAAAGATATGCAAGAAGTGTACTAATCTCATCAAAGAAATCCAGACATATGTTTGGGATGAAGTATCAGCAAAAAATGGAATTGAAAAACCTAAAAAGACAAGTGATCACTGTTTAGATGCATTAAGATATGGATGTATGTATTTCTATGAAAATAATGCTAGAGAAGAAAATAGTGCAGAAGTATTAAGAGAAAAGTATAATGAGACAAGAGGTATACGGAATAATTTACCAAAGTTTTTTAATACCGATTATATATATTGATATTTTTGATATAAAATAATATTTTAATATCAAGGATAAAAAAGAGGTAAGAGATGTCGATATTCAATACTTTAGCTGGAGATGTAGGGTATGCAACACCAAATTCTAGCGGTATAATAAATTTAACGGCAGATAATGGTATAGAGACTGTTGCTAGTGGTAGTCAAGTTGTATATCGTTTTACTCCTGTAGCTGAATATTCTGGGTCTGAACGTGAATTTGCACAGAGTGCTATACGAACGACCAATGCAACACCTACAAACATATTCAATATAAATCTAGCCGAAGGCGAAATGGTATCAATAGAAGCCCGTATAAATGCTTTTAGAAGCAATTATAGTGAAGCAATGGTTGCGAAGGTTATAACAACAGCTAGAAGAGCTGTTGGTGGAAATGTTACTGTGATAAAATCTATATTTGATATTCTAGAAGATAGCTCTGGAGATCCTGATGTAACAGTGTCTGCTGATATTATCAATCAATGTGTTAGTGTAATTTTTACTGGTGAAATTGGTAAGATATATAATGTTGTAGCAAGTTATGAATATCACAAAACTTTAACAAATGTATAGGTAGATATGGTTCAGACTGGTTTTTATGATAATACATTCACAGCTGGAGATTCTGCTACATCACCAATAGTCAAAGGCGGAAATTTACAGATATCTAGCAACTCTCTTATAAGTACAAATACCAATGGGAATATAGTATCATCTGTTAATGGTACTGGTGAATTTCAAGTATATACTGGTGCAACAGATTCTTTTCGTTTCAATACCACAGGAGCTATGAGAGCTCTTAAACAACCTTATACTAGGTCTAGACCACCTTCAGGTGTCACTGATGTAACAGGTGATGGTACAGATTATCTCATCGTATTTAGTAGTGTTTCTTTAAATACTGGAGAATATAATACAACAACAGGACTTATAACATGTTCTGAACTTGGTACTTACATTGTACGAGTAAAAGTAGATCTAACTGGAATACTTAGTACGCATACATCTTTACTATTATATATGGAAGGTGTCACTGGAAGTAATACTAGAAATACTAACTTATGGCAATGTAATCCATACAAAATGGCAGACGCATCAGGACAACTTCTTATTTGTGGTTGTACTCAGATTGTTGTTAGCAGTACTGCACATACTAGAAATATACGTTTAATTGTAAGTGGTGGAACAAAAGTTGTAGATATTGGTGCATCAGGTTCTCAAATTACAATAATAAAAATAATATAGGTGAATGATGGGAAACGGATTTATAAATAATGATTTTTCAGCAGTTACCTCTGTAACATCACCTATTGTTAATGGTGGAAACTTACGAATATCTTCAAATTCTTTGATAAGCACGAATACTAATGGAAATGTTATATGGACACCAAATGGAACTGGAACGATCGATGTACAAACAGGTGGAACAAGTTCCATGACAATAAACGCTTCTGGTATTGTAAGTATGCCAAAACAACCTTATTTTAGAGCTTCTAGAGGCACTGCAGTATCTAACGTAACAGGTGATGGAACAGATTATACAATAGTTTTTCCAACTTCTGTTATTGATACAAGAAGTATGTACAATACAGGTACTGGAGTATGTACATATGTTGAACAGGGGGAATATTGTATAAAAGTTATATTGACACTATCAGGTATGACAAGTTCACATACTTCATTAAGATGTTATATTAGTAGTTCTGGTGGTAACCTTGATATGTTTAGGTGTAATCCTTACAATTGTGTTACTGCTGGAGGTACATTTACATTTTATTGTAATTATAATTTAAATCCAAATTTAAGTACTACTAGTGATGTACACCTAATAGTAAGTGGTGGAACAAAAGTTGTTGGTATTGCACATACTTCAGGCAGAAACGACAATATTTTTTCAGGATATTTAACACATTATTACACATCATAGGTGAAAGATGGCTAATGGTTTTATTAACAAAGTTTTTAATGCAGGAAGTTCCATTGTAACACCTACTGTCAATGGTGGAAATCTAACGATGACTGGCAATACTCTTTCTAGCACTAATACAGATGGTAATATAATAATTAATCCTAATGGAGTTGGTACGGTAGCTATACAGACAAGTGCTGCAGATGCTTTAACAGTAAGCAATTCTGGAATAGTAACATCAACATTGAATCCTATATTTAGGGCAGTAAACACAAGTGCAGCAAACGATGTCACTGGTGATGGAACAGATTACATTATAATTTTACAGTCAGTATTTCCAAACATTAATACTATGTATAATACTGCTGATGGAAAAGTAACAGTATCAATAGCAGGAGAATATATATTTGATGTAACTATAACATTAGCTGGAATAATTAGCACACATACTACTTTAAGATGCTACCTTAAGGGATCTACAGGAAATGATATAGAAATTTTTAAATGTAATCCTTACAATTGTGCAACAGCTTCAGGTTATCTAACATTTAGTGCTTCTATTTCTAATTATATTACATCCGTACCATCTGAGTATACTTTACAGATTGCTGTAAGTAACGGTACAAAAGTAGTAGATATATATGCTACTGGTGGATCCTATCAAACAACATTTTTGGGTTATAGATTTTTAAATTAAGGAATTAACATGGCTAACGGATTTAGGAATGACGATTTTACTGCTGATAATTCTATAACTACAGTAACTCTCAATGTTGATGAAGTACAGGTAGATAACATAGGTATCACAGGTAATAGCATTATTTCCACAGATCTTAATGGTGATATAAATATTATTCCAAATGGTATAGGAAACTTAGTTCTAGATGGTTTGAAATGGCCACAAGCTGATGGTACTTTAGGTTTTATTCTAAGGACTAATGGAGCAGGACAATTATCATGGGTACCTACTGGTTCTGGTAATGTTATTGGTCCAGCTATTTCTACAGACAATGCTATTGCTAGGTATGATTTAGCAACAGGTACATTGATACAAAATTCTGGTGTTATCATCGATGATAGTAACAACGTCACAGGTGTTGCAGCTATTACAGCTACTACAGCTAATGCTACAACCATTACAACGAATGTAGCTGCCGCACAATTATCTATGAATGGCATAACTATTTCTGGAAGTGGTTCTGATGCTAATGTTGGTATAACTTTAACACCTAAAGGCGCCGGTGACTTAACTTTAGATGGTCTTAAGTGGCCACAAGCTGACGGTACTGCTGGTTATATCTTAAAAACAGACGGTGCTGCACAACTTTCTTGGGCTGCTGCTGGTTCTGGTGATGTAGTAGGTCCAGCTGCTTCTACCGATAATGCCGTTGTAAGATTTGATTTAGCAACAGGTAAAGTAGTACAAAATTCAGGTGTTATCATTGATGATACTAATAACGTCACTGGAATTGACTCAATTACAGCAAATACAGCCAATGCAACGACTATAACTACAAATGTTGCTGCTGCACAGTTATCTTTAAATGGAATAACTCTTTCAAGTATAGGAACCAATCCAAATATTGGAATAACTTTAACACCTAAAGCCGCTGGTGACTTAACATTAGATGGTCTTAAGTGGCCACAAGCTGATGGATCAGCAGGTTATATACTTAAAACAAATGGTGCTGCTCAACTATCATGGATAGCTCCTCCTACAGGCACTGGTGATGTCGTAGGACCTGCAGGTGCTACAGCCAATGCTATTCCTAGATATAATTCTACAACTGGTAAGCTGATCAAAGACAGTAGTGTTCTTATTGATGACAGTAACAACGTTACTGGTGTGGGTTCTTTAACGGCAACAACAGTTGTTTCAAATACATTAAAGACAACATCTGGAACGATGGATTTAGATTCATTCTCAACAGGAATTGTATATAACAAAAATAATGGACAAACATATTTCCAAACAAGAAATAATGTAGACCTCACAACAGGTGGTCAGATATCTACTGTTAGTGTAACTTTAACAGGAACGGCATGGACAATTGTAGGACCATTTATAACAGGATCGGCATTAGTTATTGTCACTAGTGCTATGAACGGAGCTTTAAATATGGTAGCTGTTATTGTAGAAAATACTATTGGTGGTGCTGGTAGTGTAAACTATCCTGTGAGGATTGGTGGTAACTTAGCTTTACAAATAAGTGCTGGTAATTTAGAGCTTAAAAAACCTATAGTAGGTTTTGATGGTATATATACAGTATATGTTTTTGGCGGAAATCAATTATACCCATAGGAAAAAAATGTTTATAAGAACAGAAATTATTGAAGGATGTGAAGATCACTATTACATATACTATTATGAGAGTGATGCTCTTAATGCCCCATTGCTTATGCCAAAAATACGTGCATATATAGATTTTGATAAATGGTCATCTATAGAAGAGTTTGCACAATATATCTATGACATATCTATGAATCCAGATTATTATATTAATCAACTTTCTCAAGCACAAAGAGATTATAATTTATTGCTAAGCAAATGCTACTCCAAAAGAAGAGAAAATTACCCTGCTGCTGTTGATCAACTGGATATGATTTATCATGAAATTAAATTAAATAATTCCATAACTGCAGATGGTAACTGGTTTAATTTAATAAAAAATGTTAAGGAATCCTATCCTAAACCACCTGAGGTATTATGAAAAAAATGTTTGATCTAGGAGTTGCTATTTTAATAATAACAATGCTAGTAACTACCATTGGTAGCATGGCACATAAATTTTCCAATAAGGAAAATCCTAAGGGAGCAGAATATAAAGGTGATGATTGTGCTGTTGAAGAAGGTTGTGAAGCTGTTCTTGAGGTTTTAACAGGAACAGATACTGATTTAACTCCAGATAGTCCAGAAATCAATTGAAAATAAGAAATATCATGAAAAAGATAGAAAAAGTAGCTAAAGTCAAAAAAGTAATGAAAGAATATAGTGAAGGTAAGTTACATTCTGGAAGTAAGAAAGGAACTACTGTTAAATCTAAAAAGCAGGCTATTGCTATTGCTATGTCAGAAGCTAAAATGGCAAAAAAGAAGAAGTGATCTAGAAGATCTGGTAACACCAATGTTATTCTATAACATTTATCTAAATTAGTCAATGCATTGAGTAAAAATACTCAATTATTCTCCATAGACAATATCAAGTTTATTTTCTTTAAATAGAAGACAGTATTTGACCAAAGATGGGTCGTATTTTTTATAATTTGCTATAACTTCTTCGATAGAATTCTTATCAGGAACTGTCCATAAATATTTCAAATCACCAGTAACTGGTGTATATTTGAATACTGTTTGATCATAATCAGGTGTAGGAAGAGTTTTTCTAGCAACAAAATACTGACGAATAGCATTTATCAACAATCTTTCACGTTTACTAATTACCACGATATAGTATGGATCAACCAAGGCTTTATTTTTATCGATACATTCTTGTATACCTGGGATATACTTCTTAGCCATTTCTATCTGAGTATCCATGACACCCTGTTTACGATCAGGTTTTTTAAGAAGATCATTGCATATTTTACCGACAGTATCTCTAGATTTTTTTTCCATAAACTATTTTTTCTTTTGTTTTTTTGGAACAATTTCTTCTACATCTTTTAGACAGTCACATTCATCATTTTCTGTATTATTTTTTAAGTAAATTTCATTATATTTTTCAACATACATCCATGTACAGGTAATCATAAGAAATATAGCTGGTATTGATAATGGAAGTAATGCATACCACCAATCTGTTATAAATCCAGGATCCAATATTTGAAAAATACCCATTAACATAGATGTTATTAAACTTAAAAAGACTATCATCCAAAAATTTCTACCAATCATAAAAATCTTCCTTGTAATAATTGTAATTATACTAAAATAAGTTTTTTTTAACATTAAAAAAGAGACCATGTGTGGAATGGTCTCAAAAAAAAAGAGTATGGTTAAAAACTATTTCCTTAAATTCTTTTTAAGAATAGAGGAAGCTTTTTCGAAAGACTTATCCATTTCTTCTTGTGTATCAACGTAAGTGCCTTCATTTATAATAGATTTTTGTTTAGGATATTCTTTACGAACAACTTCTTGAGGCATGTTAGCATAGTTATTTTTACCAAAAAACTTAGCCATAATTTTCTCCTTGTGAAAAATACAACGTATTACTACGCGTAAGGTTTTTACACCCCTAATCACAGATGCACATTGCATAAATGATTATATAATTAATTTTACACATTAAATGTTTATTTTAAACGTGTAAATTATTGATTCATCATAGACTGTTCAAGTTGTTGTTCTGGCTGTTGAGATTGTTCTGGTTGATTCATATTTTGTTGTAGAGATTCAAGTCCAGTTTGTGGGGTAGATTGTTGAACATCCATAACTTCTTTACTTTCTTGATCAGCAGACAAAAGTTTACTTAACTCAAGAAGTTTATGAATATGTGTTATATCCATATTTTCGAGTTCTTTAAGCATCTTAGCTTTATTAAGCCTAGAATCGCTTATATTTTCGATTGCTTGACTATGACGCTCTATAGCCTGCCATCTATCACTTTCGACTCTTGCTGCCCGTTCTAGGGCCAATCCTTGGTTTCCTAGAGCTTTTGATCGTAGATCATCAATTTGTGCTTTGAGAACTTCCATTTGAATAGCTTGTTGTTGTTGAGCTTGTTGTGATTGAGCTTTTTGACGTTCTTGCATATTCTTGATAATCTCAGATTTATTCTGTATTTGACTAGCTTCAAGTAAATCTTCAGGAGCAATAGGAATACCAGCAGCGTGCATTTCAAGCATTTGTACGAACTGCATTTGTCTTTGTGTAGAAGTATTAAGACCATCTGTAATTTCTATGTCAAATTTTTGGAATGCTTTTTCTTTAAACTGTGGAGATACTTCCTGGTTAGTTATTCGTTTTATCTTAGATTCAGAGAAGTTTGATTGGACCATATCGACAATAATTTGACCTAGCAGTCTTTGTGAAGAATCCAATTGATCGAACAACTTCTGTAATGTTACTAAACCAGCACCTTGGCGTAACATCGATAATACACCTGCTTTATCATCTGTAGCTGATCCTAAAAGTTCTTCATTAACACCAGATATCTCCATTATTTCTTGACCAAGTTGTCTACTTAACTCAATCATTGCTGGAGGAACATCAGGAGCTTGTATTCTTTGAATACTTCCTAAGCGTCCTTGTTTTACGGCGATACCTTTACCTTGACCAGTCATAAATACATCAGAAGGATCAACAAGAGCATCTTCTTCAAATATCCAGCCAGAATTTACTTGGCTTTCTAATATATCCAATTCGATAATTTTTCTACGGTTATATAGATATTGAGCAGCTCTAAGACCTCTAGGAATACCTTGCAAGCGTTGATCGAAACTAGTTACATTTGGTTCATAATAAGCAAAGACAGGAACAAAAGGATATCTATCGAGAGGTCTTTTCTCATGACCATAGGGATTAGGACCATGATAGAATACTTTTCCGTCTACGCAATAAGCAAGTTTTACAGTAGGAACATATATAGTTTTATGGACACGATTAGAATCTTGAGAAAGAAATTCCTTAAGATCTTCTTTTTCACCAAAAAATTCTATATAGTCTCCTGTCTTCACATCTTCAATTATATCTTGTTTACGTGTATCTAAATACCAATATTCATCTAAAGAAACAAGACCTGTTACCATTCCCATATTAAAACTTTGAGGCATAAAGTTAAATTTAACATCATGGACATTCTTAAGACTTATTTTCTTTATATCCTCTTCACGTCCAGGAAACATTGCTTCTAATTGTTTCTTAGACTTCCACATTCTACGCCATAAATAGTTACAGTCAGATAAATCTTTCTTG